TGAGTGCATCAATTTCAACTTTACGTTGTTCTGTGATTCGTCCTTCTGCGGCTCTTAAACCAGAACCCAGATTTTTAAAGGAAGTCGACGTACGACTCCCCTTGAACTTTCTTGTTCTTCGTGACATTTTTATAATTTTAACTAAATAACTTGGTTGCCATACCGCCTATAGAACCAGCGATACTTGTCATTGCATTACCCCATACCATATCAGCAGCAGCACCTGGATCAGATATTGCACCTCTAATAGGCTTAGGTCCGAAGTCATAGTCTTGCCATGCTCTTGGTAAAGTATACTCAGCAACTGGTATTGGATCTGGTCTAAGTGGCATTGGCAGTACACCTGGATCTAACATTTTATTTGCATAAGCAACTAAGTTAGCAGATGTTTTATCACGTTTTATTTCTTCTAATACAGCTCTAGTATTCCTAGCAAAACTATCAGATGTTGCTTCTAGTATTTCCATATCTCTACCGAATTCAGCATATACAGTTTGAAGTCCTTTAACACCAGATCTACCAGAACCTATCCTGGCTCTCATCTGACCTTCAGCTAATAAATTATTTAGATATGCTTCATTTCTTTCAAAGGCTGCTTCATCATAATTTTCTTCTAACTTTACAAGTTCACTATCCGATGAAGCTTTCGCTGCCATATCGTTTAAATTAACTTGATTCCAGAATATATCATCTGATCTTTTATATGCAGCCTGATTAGATTCTTGCTGTCTATTTCTTATTTGTAAATTATAATTATATTGTTTTAATGCAGCAGCATCTTTATATTCTCTCTGCTTACCTTCGTTTCTAGCTGCTACTTCAATAGCTTCTATTGTTTCACTACGTTTGGCTTGCATCTGCTGCTTCTTCATTTCCCACATATCAATGTCATAGGCGAACCTAGCATCGACAGCTTCGTTGGAAGCTTCTGCTTGCTCTCTTGCAGCTCTAGCAGCTTTCTGGCTACCGCTATATTGCAGTCCTAATGCTCCACCAGCCAGAGCTGCAGCTCCAGCACCCATTCCTAAAATGGTGCCACCAGCTGCCATTGCTGCTCCACCTCCAAGTAAAGCACCTGCAAGAACTGGTAATAAAGCAAAGGTTTTATAACCTACAAATAATATACCTGTTTCTAATAGCATTTTCTTAAAATCCTCTCCTATAAAATCTTGGTGAGTAATGTCCTTCCCACATCATAGAGTTTAAAGACACGGGGAATGGAGAGTCATTAAAAATTCTAAGTTGGAAATTACCAGTTCTTTGGTGTATTGGTACTTGTACAACTGATGAATCTATTATAGAAATATCGTTAGCTAAGTAAGTATTAGCTGAAACAGTTGAACTTAAATTATACCATTCATCTAAGAATATCAAAATAGCTACACCATTAGCTGGTGCGCTGTCAAATGTGATTTGGAAATCACCTGTTACAGTAAATGCTGTAGTTATAACACCATCTAATGTTACTTTTATTTGATCTTTATCTACATATGATAGATCATTTGAAATCCATGAGAATGCAGTGGTAGATCCATCTCCAGTATATGATTTTGTACCTTGTTGGATACCTGTAGATCTAAGCTTAAAGCCCATAACTCCAGATAATCCAAGAGCAAACTTCATTCTAGATATAGTTAAGCTAGCAGTAAAATCTGTAACCTTTTGTTTCTCATCAGTTCTGAAATATGTTTTAGGTAGAATTACATCTAAATCGTACTTCCATCCTACAATTACATCAGATGCAACACTTGATAAATCTTTTCCTACAACTTTAAAATAAGTGCTACCAGTTCTTGTATAATCCCATCTAGCACTACCATCAGTTATATTAGCTCCTGTACCTGTAGGACCACCTGATCCTGCAGAAGTACCGGCTGTATCACAAGTATATACTTTATCACCATCATTCTTTACAACATCTCCTACTGCATAAACAGTGCTTGCTTGCCAAGCTGTATCACTTTCAACTGAAGGTGTAGTTGTAAATCCAGATTCAATAAACTGTCCTGTAGCTGTAGTACCTTTAATAACTATAACAGGTGATAATCCAGTTATATTATCCCAAGGTAGATAACATTTAGAATAAATTCCAGCTGAATTATACACTACAGAACTAGCTGTTGTATATAAATCCATACATGGGTTAATCTTAGAACCATCATTATTAACAATAATAGCATCTCGTGGACTTTGACTTAAACTAGCTTTAGATAGAGTAAATTGTGTACCTTGTTTAGTAACAGTATAGAAATCATCAGAGTCTACAACAATTGTTTGTACATTACCTGCTAACTTCCAGTTAAACCAAGCTTCAATAAGAGTCTCTTTACCATCATTATAAGTTCTAAAGAAATAAACATATCTAGAATCTTGATCTGACATTGCTAAGAACTTGTTCTGAGAACTAGCAATTAATGTATCAACTGTAGCAGGAACCCATTCAGCAACAATTCTACTTATATCTAAAATAGAAGGGTTCTCATCTTGACCCCTAGTTTGCATATTAAATGTTCTAGTATAACTAGGTGTCTTACTTATAAATGTAATTAAACCACCCATATCAACAGGCCATATATCTGAATCCATATCATAGTTAGATAGGACTCGAACGTTAGCTGTTGTTGGTGTTAAAACTTTATCAGCAGAAGTCAGTAGGAATTGTTGGTCTTTACTAAATAGACACAATCCTTGAGTTGTAGGTAATACCGAATGTAAGGTTGCAGGTTTAACTGTAGAAGCTTTTAAATCAACTGGATCTGAATCTGTTAAAACCTGAGCTGAACTATGGTAGAAATTATAAAAATCTTTAGATTGACTTGTAGCAACATTATCTTTAGATAAGAACCCTAGTCTATCACTATAGAAAAATCCCCCATTAATTTTTTCTCCTACAAAACTTGGGTGAGAGTTTGTGTTATCATCACCTACAGTTCTTGATGTCCAAGAAACTTGTTTAAATGTAAAGGTATTAGTTGCTGTATTAAGTAATTGGTGTGGCATTGTAGAAGCATCTAAGCCAGTTGATGCTGCAGGATCTAATCCTTCTTCCCAGTAACCAGTACCAGATGTACCATTATCTGCTACAAATTTAGAAAAGAATGTATCATCAGGAGATGTTGTATTAATAACCTTTACAACATGATTATGGAAAGATTGAGTTGGTAACTTAGATAAATTATCTACTTGATCTTGAAATACATATAAAGAATCACCAGCTGAACCACCAGTTGCAGTTATAGTTATAGCAGAATTACTGTCTGCTATATGTAATGACTCTTGATATTTAGTTGTAGTTACACCTGATAAACTTAAACCATCTATAGCTGATTTTAAAGCAGTTAAAATAGAATCATAAGTACCAGTATTATTACTTGTATGACTAACTGTATTACCATCTATTACAACTGTATATGTATTTTCAGTAGGAGATCCACTTAATACAAGTGTAGCTTTCCTTTTAGTATTGAATGTCGGAGATGCAGTTGCAGCAACAGTAAATAAGTTATTACTTATAATAGATGTATCTTGTACTGTTAGTACATCATAATTAAGTCTAGTTCCTGTTAGATAATTTACAGCATTAACTGTTGTAGATGTATCCATGTTAACAGTACATACTGTACCATCTACATTCCATACATCTATATCACCAAAACCACCATTAGGTTTAGGTGTAATACAACCTATATATTTTTCATCTTTAGTTCTAGCAATATAGAACCATTTAGAATCATCATATGTAGTACCACTACCTAAGTTAGCAATCCAATTAAAGCCAGGTCTTTTAGTTAAACCAAATGTAGGATCTGGGTAACCATTAAGGCACTCTTTTACTTGACCTGGTAATTTCTTATCATCTGATTGTCTAGATACTCCACCGAGATAATTATTTATTCGTTGTGTTATTGCTGGCATTATCTTTGAAGTGCATGGAACGGTTTATAACTACTATAATAGTTAGTTTTATTATATGGGTGTCCGAATATTGAATACTGCCCTTGACTTGTTTCGTACTCTAAAGCAGTAGATCTAGCCAGTGCCTCTTGTTGCTGTAACATTTGATACTGCCCTTGATCTCCTACAATTCTTTGAGATGTTAAAGTAGCAGCTCTAGCAGTAATGAACTGTTGTATAGGTTCAGGTACATCGACCCAATCAAATTCCCATATAACATCACACTCTACTTCAGCATGACTAGACCATGTATATCTATGGTTCATTCTATCATATAACTTACCATTTCTTCTTACTCCATCGTAATCAATATTAGAAGAGTTCTCACTTAACTTTATCTGTAATATATTATTAGCTATAAGGATTTCATCATTAACATCAGGAGTAAATATGTAATGATTTTCTCTATTAAAAGTCCATCCTTCTGCTTGTATTTCTCTATTTACCTGTAACAATGTATCGTATGCAATCGCAACGTCTGGGTTGGTTTGATCGAGAGTGGTTACAGGAGCCTGACCACAAGACGACAGTATTTGATTTATAGCAGGTAATTCTGTGGTG